GAGTCTATGCCCCCGCAGGCCATATGCCGCCCGGAAGGACCCGCCGAGAACGCGGGCTGCATTCCTGTCAAGCCCCGTTCGTCGCTCGCGCACACATTCTTTTCTATCGCTGCACGCACACGCATAGTCATTGCCTATCGCCTCGCACTGCATCGTATGCCGCCTCACACGCAAGCCCCCTGGTCATGGCCTGGTCAGCGACTCCAGCCAGGTGGCCCGCTCTTTGGTCAGCGCGCTTGAGCACGTCGGCGAGCACTCGGGCGTTCTCGGCAGCTGCCTTGCTTGCATCGGTAGTGCAGGCACTGACGCGGGCTTGACTGTCTGCCAGTCTGCCTGCGAGCCGGCCGGCAGCGTGTTGCACGCTGTCAGCAAGGGCAGCAGCACCAGCAGCATCAGCGTTGGCCTGGTCGATTTGGGTCTGTGCATCGGTGGTCACCTTGTCGATATCGGCCTGGCGCTTCTGCTCCAGGTCGCGTTGGTCGGCCTGTGCCTGGGCGGTCTTGGTTGCGTCGTCGTACTGATGGGCATTCCAGCGGGCTGCCCACTCGGCATCCTTCGAAGCCTCGCCAGCCCGGTAGGCGCCCTGGGCGCCGAAGAACAGAAGAGCAGCCACCAGCAGCGGCAGCCAGAAGCGCTTCAGCAGACCCAGGGCGATAGTCATGCCGCTTTCACTCCCTTGGCGATGCTCTCAGCGCCGCCCATGCCACGGAACAGGAATTCTTCAGCCGACCGACGACGCACCAGGCCGCGCATCACCTTGCCGTCGTTCTTGGTCCACTTGCGGAACTCCAGGGCAGCGCCGTCATAGTCGCGGGCATTCAGCTTGCGCAGCAGTGTGCTGTCGCCCAGCCCTTCGGCGATGGTGTCGGTGTCGATATCCAGGCCGACGTTGTAGGCGAACGAAACCAGGGAATCGAACTGGCCCTGGGTCACCGGCACTTTCACCAGGGAAGCCACGCCCTGTTCGAACTTGCGCAGGTCCTCGACAAAGACCGCATCAGCCTTGGCCTGCGTCCACACCAGACCCTTGACCACTTCCGGCCCGGTATGGCCCCAGCCGATAGTCCACGGCCGGCCATCCTTGCTGCCAGGGTCAGGGTAAGCAGTCAGCTTGCAGGATTCGAAATAGTGCATAACGGCGATGCCGTGCGCCGAAGTTCTCATGGGCGTGGTTCCTTATGAGGGCACGCCGCGCACCGAATGCGGTTGACCACATAGGCGCGGGCGCGAGGGAAAACGGTTTTCATCCAGGCGTGCCGGATGCCGATTGCAGCGAACGTGACGTTCAGAAGGGTTTCGCTTTGCTGGCCTGGGTTGCTAAGCACACCTAGCGCCGCCAGCATCAGCAGCAGGTACAGCACCTTGCCCACGATGCCATCGCTGACACGTCGGCACAGGATGCACCAGAACGCCCACAGCACGATGACGCCGACCGCTATCAAGTTGACCATCATTCACCCTCGGATTTGCCGAACTTGGCTTTGACCAGGGCGGCAAGGTCCAAGTTCCTGACGGCACGAAAACCAGCTGCCAGCAGCGAACCACCGAATGCGCCAAGCAGGAAGCCGACGCCCCCAGCCAGACCAGGGTCGATGTTGTAGGAAGTCATTGCCAGCGGTGTGGTGTAGTAGGCACAGGCCACGCCAGTAAGGACGAACACAGCCTTGCCGTGCCAGGTGTTCAGTTCCTCTTGGAACTTCAGCGCGACAAGGGCACCAACAAAGCTGGCAATGATTACTTTGTCAGTGCCTAGCAGCTTTTCGAGAAATTCCATTAGCTCACGGCCTGCATGGGTTTGGATGATGGCAGAGTGTTATCGTTCGCCGCGCGAATGTCCTGTTGTGGGTTTGCCCTTCTGATGGCGCGAACCCCTGTCACGGACATGCCGAACAGCTCGGCCAGCTCGGCAACGCCAGCGCCTTCTGTCAGCATGCGAACAATCGAACGGTCGCGGAATGCCCGGTAAACATCGGCACAGCTTGCCGGCTGCAGTATCTCGCCCCCGAACGCCTCAACCATGCGCTTGGCATCATGCCACCCGAGCACCTGGACCAGCTGGTGGTCGGGCTTCAGGGTCTTGGGCACGTACAGGATGACATGCGACGACTTGGCGTTGGGATAGCGCGAATCCTTGGCATAGCACCGGGGCAGCTGGCCAACCAAGTATAACGCTCGCTCACTTCCAATAACGTCGGCTATCTCTTGCACGCTTGCAGGTAATCGCACTTCACGCCCCTTGTATATCCATATTTGTCTAGTGCTGGGATTGTAGCAAATACAGATGCGTTACTGTGCTTCGATTCGTCGGTCAATCGCGAGCCGGGGCCAGATTTGGGACTATGGGACAACAGGGGCAGCGGGTTCCTAAACTTTTTTTCATTCCACCATAGATACATATAGATACCTGTATCTACTATATGCGCGGATTATAGTAGATACAGGTATATATCTGTATCAGTAGTGGTAAGAAAAAAAGTCTAGGAAACGGTGGTCCGGTAGTCCCTGCTGGTCCCAACCCTTGCCCCAAGAACGAAAACCCCGCATTAAGCGGGGTTGAAGATGAACACGCCGGATTCGTGCGTAATACATCGCGCCATGCCTTCGGCTGTGAGCGCTGCGCCTATTGCTGCCTTGTCGCCGTGCGCGAACGACATGCCAATGGCTTGCATGACCTGCCTGGCCGTCATGCGCCCACGTAGCTCGCCGCTATTGCTGGCAATGGCTTGCCGCACGGCTTCGGTGCGACTGGTCAGATACAGGTTATCCATTATCTCACCCTCCGAAGTAGTAATAACGGCGCGGGCCTGAAGTGCCTTTGATTGCGCCGTACTCGGTCAAGGCCATGCCGAATGCCTTGTACTGCGGCTTGCCAACCTCAACGCCGATGGCAAAGGCGATTTCTCGCAGCCCCATCTTGCCGTACAGGTCTGCAGCGTGCTCGCGCAGCAGTTCCAGGTATTCAGCCACCTGCGCGTTAAGTGGCCGCTGCCCGCCTGGGGATGCTTTGCGCTCGGCCATCATGTCGGCGATGCGCTCCAGGGCTGTAGCTATGCGTTCTGCTGTGTTCTGATCCATTGTTCCTGTGCCTGTGATTGATACAGGTCCAATGGTATCAATCATAATCAGTAGAACGCAAGCAAACGATTGTCGGGTTAACTGTTCGCGGCCTGCACCAGGTCGGCTGGTGCCTGCTTCGTGTACTTCGTCAGCAGCCTGCGCACCTGCGTTTCGAACAGCTCGCGCTGCTCGGCTGGTAGGTGCTCCCACACCACCACGGCGTCGTGCCACAGGGCGCCGTTCAGGCTGGTTTCGGTGGTAAGCTGGATGCCGCGCAGCTCGGGTGACTTCGGCCTGGCTTCGCTGGCAGTGTTTCGCGCCTCGCGGATGCCAGTGCGCAGGGCGCCCATGGTTTCATACGCTGGAACCTTCAGTTTGAGCCTGTACGCTGCGCGGACGGTTGACACATAGACCTTGACGGCCTCGGGCGCCGTTCGCTCGGTAGACCCTGATGGCGGCCTTCCTGCGCGTTGCGACCAGCCATTGCGGCCGTATGCGTCGGCAACCATGTCATTGAACTGGTCGATGGTGTGGGCGCCATTGGTTTTGATGGCGTGAAGGATGCCTGCGGCAACGCCTTCCAGGGCGTCGGCGGTCTTCTCGATCTGCGCGAATACTGACGCCAGGTCTTGTTTGCTGGTTTTCATGATGATGCTACCTCACTCGGGAATGGGTAGCGTCCATGCGTGTACTGCGCCGCCTTTATCGTGTCGGGTCCGGCACGGCCTTAGCCCCAGTGAAGGGGCGTCGGGTTGTTGCTGGTATCTGTCAGAACTCGTCGCGTTCTCGCAGTTCGCTGACAGCTGTCTTGTTGTGAATGACCATCATGCACCGATAGTTCGCGCATTGCGTGATTTCTCGGCCGGCAATCGACCAGTGCCAACAGTACCTGCACTGCACCCACCGTTCGCGCGGTGGTCGTCCGTCCTTTCGCCTCATACCCCAAACCTCACAGCAAACCCCATCAGAAACCCAGCCATCAGCACCAGGAACGTGTACAGCAGTAGCCCAGCGGAATACTTGAAGTGGCCCACCTGGCGGTACTCGACCGTGGGCGGTGGATTGGTGGCCTTGTAGCGGCATTCGTCGCACAGGACGTTCAGCGGGTCTTGCTGTTGCTCCAGGGTGCTGCCGCAGCCTTTGCATGGCCCGATCTGCACCGGCCTCACGACCGATCACCCTTCGGCCACGCCTTGCGCTGCCGCCCATGCGGATGGATGACCACCAGGTAAAACCAGGCCAGGGCGATCATTGCGCCACCTGCTTGGCCTTGGCGATGGCTGCGCGGGCTGATGCCAGCTCTTCCTTGCGGTTGTAGCATGCACCATCACGGTTCGCTTCAAGCATCGCGCCATCGGCCAGCTCCACAAGCTCTTCCAGCGCCGCCAGCAGCTCGGCATTCACGTCAGGCACGCACTGAACTGGGCGCAACAGCCCCAACTGCATAGCCTCTTCCTGGATCATGCGGTGCAGTTCGTAAGGCGAAATGCAGTAGACCTGCAGGCGGTATTCGGCGCTGTAGTCGCCTACCGTTTTGGCGACCTTGGCGGAACTTGCCAAGGTATTTGCTGCTTGCTTCGCCAGGTCTTCGAACACTCGGCGCTGGTAGCTGCCAGCATCGTGATAAACATTCATATTGTGAATGATGACACTGGCCTGCAGCAGGCTGTCTTTCGGGATTCCTCTTTCCACGTTCCTTTCCTCAGCAATGGGCGCCCACTTGGAGCGCTCTGCGAGCATGGCGTCGGCAATCATGTACGCGGACTTTGCATGGCCTGCTGCAGCCTTGGCCACAGTGTCGTAGTCCTTGAAGTGCGGCTGATCAAGCGCCCAATGCATAAAGCCATCCAGAGTTTTAGCCGCAAAGTAGTCACGGAGCGTGAGTCCAACAAACTCATGTTCTGCGCAGCTGGTTACCGGGAAGGCCGGCTGGTCAAGTTCTTTGCTCATTTTGATTTCCTCAGATCAGGCCGGCGCCGCGCGCTACCCACAGCACGACAGCGCCGACGACCATTGCGATGATTGCCAACCCGAGCAGCGCGTCCAGGATCGGGTGGCGGTGAATGAATGTGTCGGGCGCCGTGATGGTGTTCAGCGGAACATCGTCGTCGACGCCCAGGAAGAAGCCACGGCTGCGCCAGTAGCTCAGGTATGCAAGTTCAACGCGGTTCGCTTTCTTGGCTTGCTGGCGCATGGTGGTTACCCCTTCCGGTTTTCGCGCTGGGCGCGGATCAGTTTCAGCAGGGTGATGCGGTTGCCGTATTCCACGGCGTCGATCATGCCGCACTGCATGGCGAAACCGAGGATGGCCTCGACTTGCTTGAGGTTCGTCTCAGCGAAGTCGCCACGCTCGCTTCTTCTGGCGTTTTCAAGGCGCAGCTCCATGAAGTCGTTACCGGCGGTGGGGATCATTGCGCGCTCTCCGGCTGAGTCGATCCAATCCAGCCACCATTGGCAATCATCTGACGCAGGCGTTTCTCTTGGGCGGCCCAGGCTGCGGCCCTGGCTGCGGCCCCGGCTGCGTCCCCGGCTGCGTCCCAGGCTGCGTCCCAGGCTGCGGCCCTGGCTGCGGCCCTGGCTGCGGCCCTGGCTGCGGCCCAGGCTGCGGCCCCGGCTGCGTCCCCGGCTGCGTCCCAGGCTGCGTCCCAGGCTGCGGCCCTGGCTGCGGCCCTGGCTGCGTCGTCGCAAAGGCCGTTGGCGAACTGCTCGGTCATATCCAGCGCGTTCAGGCTGCGCGGATCGGTCATCAGATGCTGCACTTGGCGAGCAGACCACACAGCGAACAACCGAAAGTCTCGGTCGTGGCCTTTGAATGCCCGGGCGCACCACAGCGCATCATCCAGGCCGTTGCTGTCGAGGATGGTCAGCAGAGACAGTGGCTCGTCATCTGACTTGGTCTTTCCAAGGGTTTCGAGCAGCTTGGTCCAGCCTTCTGCGCAAGGGCTGTGCTTGCGGATCTCGTTGAGGGTCGTGGTGAATTTCATGTTCTTAATCCTCAACCCTTCACGCAAACGACTTGGCGCAGCGTGTGCACGATGTCCACCAGGGCGGATTGCGCGGCCATGACCGCATCGATGTCCTTGTAAGCCGCTGGCGTCTCGTCGATCACTTCGGCATCTTTGCGGCACTCGATACCTTTGGTGGCCGCCTCATGATCCTCGACTGTGAACCGGCGTTTTGCTTCGGCCCGGCTCATCATTCGACCGGCACCGTGGCTGCAAGAGCAGAACGATTCGGAATTTCCCTTGCCGCGAACGATGAATGACTTCGCACCCATCGAGCCAGGGATGATGCCCAGGTCGCCCTCGCGGGCCCGAACAGCACCTTTGCGGGTAACCAGCACGTTTGCGCCGAAGTGATTTTCTTTGGCGGCGGCGTTGCGGGTTTTCTTCTTCAGGAATCCAATCATTTTTGTTGCTCCCATTTTGGGTTATGCCAGCAATCCGGCTGGCGTCGGTACTGCCAAAGCCCGCTATTGCGGGCGTGAAAACTCTTGGTGGTGCTTGGTTCTGGCCTGGCTTATCGCCATCTGAGCGTCGTTGATGTCATCAAATATCCCTATGTAAATTTTCTTCCCGTTAACGCCGATAACCGCTCGCCACTTTCCGCTGTTCTTGTGCCAGTGAACGCCCTTCACGCCGGATTTATTGTTGACCCCAAGAGATCGGTTGTAGGTGTTCTGCAGCTGCGTGGATGGCCGAAGGTTTTCAAACCGATTGTTTGATCTGTCGGTGTCGCGGTGGTCGATCTGGAACGAAGGCCATTCTCCTGTACAGGCAAGCCATGCGAGCTTGTGCGCCTTGTACTGCTTGCCGTTGATCCTGATGCCGACGTATCCCTTCCCATCATCCCCGCCAGCGATAGAGCCGGAAGCTGCTCGGCCGCGAGATTTCAGCCAGTAGAAGACGCCAGTCTTGCTGTCATACCGAAGAATCGCGGCAAGCTCTTCTTTCGTCATCGTCTTGCCCTCCAGGGCGTTGTTCGCTTCGATGAAATGATTTTCGCGTTTACCTAAGTAAACAGCCAATTGATTGTCGCTATCACCTACCAGTCGCCCAATAGAAAACCCGCACAAGGCGGGTTTTTCTTCAGTACGGCGAACCGTAGTGCTGCACCGCTTCAGGCGGCATCTTGAACAGCCTTTTGCTGCCCGACTTCCTGGCCTTCTCGCCGGTCATCTTCTGCAGTAGCCGGCTGCAGTCGGTGGCCTGGGTCTTCGTCGGCCTGTCGAACCCAACCGACAGCAGCACGTCGGTGGCTGTCATTTCCCTGCCCATGGCCTTGCGGTTCCAGTCGAAGCGCTGGGCCAGCATTTCTTCCAGTGGGTCGATGGCTTCGTGCTCGCGGTTCACGCCTTCCAGCGCGGCTTCCTCGTCACGCTCCAACCACCAGCGTTCGCCGTCGCGGAACATGGCGGCCACTTCAGCCCACAGCTGCTGCACGTCAATGTCGTGGTCATAGTTCACGCCGACTACCGGCACGGTCCACCAGCGCACGTTGCCGGTTTCGTCGGCCAGGAAGCGTTCAGGGTTCACGCTGGCAAAGAACACGGTTCGGCGCTGATACCTCGATTCCAGCCGGTCATACGGCCGGCGCAGCATGTCCACGTCCTGACTGATAAACGCCTTCAGCTTGGCAATGTCGGCCTTGCGAAAGGTGCCGTCCAGCTCGCCAAGCTCGACCATCCAGTGGCCAATGGCGCTGCTGATGCTGTCCTTGTTGGTCGGGTCGATGTTGGCGCCAACCTTAATCAGCGTGCGCTGCTCCTGCGGCACCAGGGACTTGAACCAGGCGGTTTTGCCCAGTGACTGTTCGCCCTGAAGCACCAGGACGCCTTTCGACCAGAACCCATTCTGCAGCAGTGCCGCAGCAGCTGCCGAAACCAGCCACCGACGCACTAGCAGCGACAACAGGCCACGGTCATAGCCTGGCGCAGTCTGCAGCGTGTCGCACACGTCCTGCAGCCGGCTGATGCCGTCCCACGGCTTGGCCAGGATGAATTCGGCCACCGGGTTGTAACTTTTCTGGTTGGCTATCAGCTTCAGGTAATCGCCAGTGTCGGCCTTGGGCATGCGGTTGCGGGCGCACAGTGAATTGATTTCAGCCAGGGCGCAGTTCGCCGCAGCGTCACCGCCATAGTGCCGACCTGGCACGACCACGGCAACGTCCTTGCTGATGATGTTGTACCGGGCGCTGATGCCGTACTGGCCAAGCAACCAGTCCAGATTTTCCCAGGTGTTCAGCGGCTGCTGACGGTCGGACATATGCGGGAACCCGAAAGGGTTAACGCTGCTGTCCAGGTCGATGAAATTGTCATTGGCGGCCTTGGGCACGTTGCGTTCAATCTGGCTGCGCACTTCGTCCAGGCCCTGGCGCAGGTGCAGGTCGTTGAAGTCGGTAGGCTTGCCGTCCAGGCTGTCGAACGCTGGCACCACCAGGATGGCATTCGCCGAGCTGGCCGCCTGGCGCCCGTAGTGCACGCCGTCGTTTCGCTTGTCGCTGCTGTGGAACTGGTCGTTGTCCACGCACACCAGGATGGTCGCAGCGCCGAACAGCTCGCGCATGGCTCTGGCAATGGTCGGCACGTTGCCCGCGTCGAACGCCACGGCCACGCAGTGACCGGTTGCCATGTGGATGCTGGCGCCCGTCGAATAACCCTCACACACGACAATGACCGGGTTGCCGCCCATAGGCTTGCCGCCGAGCATGAAGAACCCGCCACGCTTCTGGCCGCCTGGCAAATAGTCGCGGTCGCGGCCAATCTCGGCGTTTTCGTTGGCGAAGATGCCCTGCAGGCTGACCAGGTGGCCGTCGATGTTCTGCACAGGCACCAGCAGCGCGTCCTGGCCATTGCGCCACTTGCCCAGGCGCAGGCCGAACGACTGCACGCCCTTGCGCTGCAAATAAGGGTGGTCGTCGCCGTCCAGGTCGTGCGCCAGGTCCCACATAGACTTCGCGCGCTGGGCGGCCATCGCATACTTGCGTTCGCGCTCCAGTCGTGCGGCTTCCTCTTCGACCATGCGGGCTGCGCGGCGCGCTTCGATGGCTGCCTGGTCGATTGGCTCGCGCTGGTCTTCGTTCAGCTTGAACCCGAACTGCTGGGCCTCATAAATCAGGGTGGCGATGGTGATGCCACCGGCAGGCTTGGCAGACTTCCAGGTGTCGCGGCAGTCGGCGCTGTTGAACTTGTCGCTGGCGCTGCGGCTCCAATCCTCAAACAGGCGGTAACCGGCATTGCCAAGTTCCGACTTGATGGCCATGGCGATTTTCACCCACTCATCGCGGGAACAGCCGGCGTCAAGGTACGTCAGAGCCAGGGAAATTTCGTCTTCGGTAAGGTCGCGGTACGAATGCGCGCCCATGCTGGTTGGTTTCATCGTTTCCCCTTACCGGGCGTACCAGATTTGCTTGATTGTGCGTTCCAGGCGCTCGACGGCAGCCAGGCCGCGCTTCTGCAGAATGCCACCGCTGATGCGGCCGGATTCATCCAGGCGACCACGAAGGCGAGCACGGCGCGCGATAGTACCAGGCAGCGCAATGATGCTGCGCGCCTCGCATTCGTGTAGCCAATCGGCGCTGTCACTCATGACCACGCGGCCGTCGTACAACGTCACTGGCTGAGGCTTCCAGCTGCTGACGTTCACTCTCGGCACTCGGCGCCGATCTTGACGCGCAGCAGCTCAAGGGAATGTTCGGGGATTTGCCGGCCGTCGCTCTTGCAACGCCAGATGCGGACGGTTTGCGGTCGGCGGTTCAGCAGTTCGCCGACCTGCTCGGTGGTCAGGTCGTGCGCGGCCATCAGCTTGTGCAGCTGTTCGGTTCGGGTGGTCATTTCAGGTATTCCGCCGTATTCAGGACAGGCGCCCATTGTACAGGCGAGTATTTCTATAAGTAAACACTATTTGTTATTTGATTTCGGTCACTTAGCATCACCGCAAATCATTTCCATCTTGGCCAGCGCGGCCTTGATGTTTGCGCGAGACTTGGCCGCGACTTGAAGGCGATTCGCCAGGCACAGCGCCGCGAACTTCTCGGCGCCGGCTTCGTCATGATAGGCCGCATTGTCCTGGTGCTGCTTGTCCAGCTCGCGCGCCTGGGCGCTGTCGGCGTGTAGTGTGCTCACGCCGTGACCTCTTCCAGGGTGTGGATGAAATCGTTGATTGTTCCCAGGCGGTCCAGTGTCTTCGGTCCTGGCGTGTCGCCCATTCTGGAAATCAAATCACGCCGCGATGCTTCCATGAATTGCTTCATGGCCACTAGCGCTGGCATATGCTCGCGCAGTCTTCGAACCGCTTCCTTGGTGACGTTCGCGCGGCGCGCCCTTGGCTTCATGCCGGCCGACTTCAGGCGGTATCGCACCACCTCAGACGACACGCCAAGCGCCCTGGCGATGGCTGCCATGGATTCACCAGCATCATAAAGGTCTGTGATGGCCTTGGTGGCGATTGGATGCGTCATGGCTTGGCCTCCAGCGCTTCACGAACACGCTTCGGCAATGGCCGGTGCCCATTGACGATTTCCGAAATGTACGGCTTGCCCACGCCAAGATGGCGAGCAAGCGCCACCTGGCTGCCGAACTTTTGATACACGGCCTTGCGCAGCTCGGCGGGCGTCATTGCTTGCGCTCCAGGGCGGCGCGGGCTTGCCAGCCTTCCCATGCAGACATAGCGTCCTCGTCGATGTAGGTCCGGCTGCCTGCATTGGCACGAGAAAGATTGGCCAGCCCTGGGCCTACGTCGCGGATGTACCATTCCTCAAACGCCGCCCGCTCATCGATCTCAACCGGCGCGCTCGGCTCTGCGCTGACGGATAGGGCGGCATCTATCTTCGGCACAAGGTCGTGCGCAGGGTCTGGCGTTTCTGGATCGGGCATTGTGATGTAGCCAAGGTCAACGCCGTTGACGACGAACTGGCGCGCAAGTCTCAGTATCGCCACCTGCTCATCCATCTGGCCGCGCAGCTTCATCAGCTCTTGCTGCGCGTCCATGTTTAGGGCGCAGTAGTTGTCGGCAATCCTCTTGATCCTCTCCAGCTCTTCGCGAACCACCTTTTCTTCGCCAGGATAACGCGCGTCATGCGCCAGAGATTCCAGTGCTTCAATCGCAGCCTTGATAGTCATTTGCACACCTTAGCGGCATTGCCGCGATAGTCTGGCCAGCCATATTGGCCGTTGGTATCCTTGAAGGTCTGGACCATTTCGCAGTACAGCGACTGGTCTTTGTCCAGTTCATCGGCGCGCTGCTCGGGTGCGTTCACCAGCACCACCAGCGTTGCGAATGCGCACACCATAAACACGCGGTTCATTTCGCGTCTTCCAGGTGCCAGCCGTTGCAGTAACGGCACTTCGGTTCGATCTTGCGCAGCTTGCCGGTGCGCTCATGGATTTTCTGCTGGACCAGCACAGCCTGGTCCTTCGACCAGAACGAACGTCGCAGCTGACAGCTGCTGTCGTCCTCGGTCACCACATTGACGAATGGGTGTTCCTTCACAATTCACCTCGGTTGGCTTTGTTTACGTTTGGGAATTGTGCCGGCGCGCAAAGAAAAACGCCCATTGATTATCTCAATGGGCGCCGTGGTTACTGATAGTCAGTGAAGTGGTTGCTGGCTGGTCAGGTGCCAGTTCTTGCAGCACGGACACTGGTATGTCCTTGTGGGTACCTTGTTGTTCTGGTTGCGCTCCAGGTGTGCCGCAATACGTGCCAGCGCCTGGTCGGCATCCTCTTGCGTCCTGAATGCCTCTTTGCGGCAGACCACCTGGCCGTTCGGCAGCTTCCAGCCCAGGTGCTTGCCGCACTCGCTGCGCATGTCGGCCGCCCTTGCTTCCCGTACCAGCCTGGCAAGCGCTCGCTTGGCGAACGCTGGCGACCTGCGCCAGGCTTCGTTGTTGATGCGTGCTCGCCTTGCAGCGAACTCGCCAGCGTTCACGCAGCACCATCCTTGGCGCGTGCGTTGGCCTTGCAGGACTTGCTGCAGTAGACGCCCCAGCCGCGCTTCACGTCGGTCGCCCTTGCATTGAACGCCTGCCCACAGCTCGCGCAGGTGCGTTCTACCATGCGCGGCATCGGCTTGCGGATCACGCTGCACCATCCAGCAGGCGGTAATCGCCATCGGCTCGAGGGTACAGGTGAGTGGCACCAGGCACGCAAAGGGTCGCATGCGATCCGTCGCCAAGGTCCACGATACAGTCGCGCATCGGCACGCTGTACAGGTCAGCCAGGTTGGCTGCGCTGACATAGTGCGACTGGCCGTCGCGCTTGCTGGTGATGTTGCCAGGGTGCAGCACGTACTTGCGTTTCACTTTCCACCATCCACGATGCGCACGGCATCATCAGCCGACCGCGCCACCCCGGCACGGCCTCCATTGTCGTTTACGGCCCGCAGGAAGTTGGCCTGCTTGTCGGTTGCTCTGGCCTTGTCCTTGACTTCGACGGCGACGAACACGGCCACCGTCTGCCCAACCATGTCAGGCGTGATTTCCACCGGCACCATGCCGAACAGGTCGCTGAACCCTGGTGGCAGCCCAGTGGTGAATGGCCTGGCGCCTTCAATCAGCACCTTGCCGCCAGCCAACCGGCTGACCTTGGTTCCTGTCCACGCCTGGCCGACGTTGGCGCGGAAAATCAGCCCCTTGTCAGCAAGGGCGTTCCTGATTTCGTTCTGTATGGCGTGTTCGCGGCTGCTCACTCTTCACGCTCCCTGCAATCGCTCATGATCTGGCCACGCAGCATCCAGCCCGAAACGTCGGCCGGTGCGTCATACGCCTGCTTGACGGCCCACACTGGCAGGCCGCTGTAAACTCCCTGGTGCCGCAGGAACTCCATGGCCACTTCCTCGGTGATGCCGGCCTGTCGCCACTTCAGGGCACCGTCAGCGATGCCAGCTGCAGCGCTGCACTGCTCATCGGTTGGTGCTGCCTGGGCAGCGGTGGCGAGCATCAGGCAGGCGATTGTCAGCAGTCGGTTCATTCTTCCAGCTCCAGTTGCTTTTCCTTGTTCTGCTTCTCGCGCAGCCGTTGTTCCTTGTCGGCCAAAACGCGGGCAGATTCTTCCAGGATCAAATGCACCTGCATGGCCGCGTCAAGCGAAATGGTCACGGTGCCTTCGGTAATTTCGCCACGGTGGTATCGGTCGATGGCCACCAGGTCGTCGGTGGTGAACGCCTTGTGCAGCTTGGCTGCGGTCTGGTGCAGGTCGTCCAGCAGGTTGCGCGGTACGCTCGGGCCTTTCATGGTGCCGGCAGTGACCTTGGCCTTGCCCTGGGCTTGGGCTTTCTCCAGCTCTTCGGCCAGCTCGGCGCCGGCCTGCTCGCCGTGCTTGCGCACCATGTCGATGGCCACGCTGCCTGATACCGCGCCAGACGCCACCAGCTGTTTCACGTCGCTGTTCGAATTGGCCAGGATAAGCAGCTGGTCCACGCGCTGGCGGGTCTTGCCGATTGCCTTGGCGATCTGGTCAGGCGTCCAACCGAATGCGGCCAGGCGCTTGCAGCCATCTGCCACTTCCAGGTCAAACAGCTTGCGCCCTTCCTGGCTGGTGATGACACGCGCCACGCGGTCGGCATCGTTGCCAGTGAACGGCACCACACTGACCCAGAATTCACCAGACGGGTCACGCGGCAGCATGCCGCGACCGTCAAGTGACAGGTAGGCTCGGCGTCGGCGGTGACCGTCCACCACGTACAGGCCACCTTCTGCGCGTGGGCGAACTTCCAGCGGTGGAACCTGGCCGCCGTTGCCGATGAATGCCGCCAGGTCCAGAATGGACCACTCAAGGTCTTCACCTTCAATCCGCAGGTTGAACCCTGGTTCTTCGTGCAGGTCTTCCAGGCGAACTTTCATGGCGTCGGCGCGCTTGATTTCGCCGTCTTTGATCATCTGTTTAAACGACTTTGCAGCGGTCATGACTTGTAAACTCCAGGCTTTAGGAACTTGCACTGGCCCGAGCCAATGCGATGGGGGAAGTGGTAGCAGTCCGAATGGCAAGTGGGTCTGTCGTCCTTGCCGGCCATGCGGTACTTGTCTGCTCGGTAATCGCGGGCGCCGCACCCGCACTTCGGTTGCCGCAGGTACTCGAATGGGTGCCTTTTCAGCACCCGGCGAGTGCCGCAGCTTCGGCAGCGGCAGTGGGTTTTCATGTCAGGCGGTCTTGGCCTGCTGCAGCTCTTTGAACTTCAGGATTGACGCCCAGCCAATCATGCAGAATGCAAGGTAGAAGGACGCCGCGACGAACCAGCCTGCGGACGCCATTGCCAGTGCCATGCCGAAAACACGGATAAGCGCAAAGAACCAACCGATTTTTCCGCGCTTGCCCATCCTGACCGCGTACTCATAGCGCTTAGCTGTGATTTCCTTGCCCTTGTCCAGGTCAATGACCGACGACGCGAAGTCAGTATTCCCCAGCACCACAGCAACGGTGGCGAACCAGGCGGCGAAGTGGGCGATGTTGTGAACGAATACCGGCGCGTTGATCGCCGAAACGCTGACCACCAGCGCCAGGATTGCGAAGAATACGACGGTTCCGACTAAGGTTTTCATTTTGGGTTGTTGCCTCTTTCTTGGTTGATGTTGCAGTTGGTGTGAAATGATTTTCCCTGTTCCCATCCATCAACAGCCAATTGATTTTAACTATTAACCTGCCAACCGTTATGCAGACCGGCGCCGGCCACCGTGCACCCTGCGCGCCCAGGCCATCGGCGCCGCATACCCGCGCTTGCGCCCGAGCGTCACCAGGTCGTCCAGGGTCTTGGCTTCGGCCTGCTCGCGTGCCAGTCGCTGCCTGGTGGCGCGCTTGTCGTCCTCGGTCTGCTTCTTCAGCTCGCCGTCGCCAACTTCGATTGGCTTGGCTTCGGCCTGCAGGCGCTTGTCACAGTGTGGGCAGCACTCGGGCAGTGGCCGCTTGATCTGGCGGAAACAGCCTTCGCAGGTGACCGGTGGTGGCGGCCCGTTGTCGTTCGCAGCCTTGCGGTCACCGCCCTGGCCTTCCAGCGACCAGTCGCGCACGTCATCAGGGAAACCGTGGCGCGAGCTGTTGCCGGCGTGGTCCAGGATGATGGCGGTTTTGCCAGGCGCCGGCCGCATCGGGCGCATGCTTTCCTGTAGGTACTTGGAAAGCGATTGCGTGGGGTTCGCCAGTATCGCGGCGTCAATGGTCACAGGGCGCCCAGCCCAGGCCGACAGGTCGAAGCCTTCACCGAACAGGCCGACGTTCCACAGGACCTTCACCTTGCCGTCAGCGAAAGCCTGGATGGCCCGCGTGCGCTCGCCGTCATCGGTGCCGCCGTCCAGGTGCGCAGCTGGAATTCCGTTCGCCTTAAACTGTTCGGTCATGTACTGCGAGTGCGCGACGTTCACCGCGTAACCAACGGTGCGCATTCCGTCAGCATGCTTGCGCCAGTGACTGATTATGTCGCCGGTCAGCTTCGGTTCGCGCATGCGCTGTTCTGTGTCTTTCTTGGCGTAGTCGCCCATTTGCTTGCGAACGCCCTTCATGCTGGGCGCGCCTGGGGCAAAGATCTCATATGGCGCAAGGTTGCCCATGGCGATAAGCTCGGCGGCTGTTGGTCCTAGCACCATTTCGTCAAAGTATTCGCCCAGCCCTGTGCCATCCAGGCGCCACGGCGTGCCGGTCAAGCCTATGTGGTAGGCATCCGGCCAAGCCTCCATGATGGCAGCCCAACCAGCGGCGCCAATGTGGTGGCATTCGTCCCATATGACGACCTTCGGTTGCGGCAACTTCAGGGCACGGTTTTTCAGCGTGTCAATACTGCATACCTGCACCTGCGCATTCACATACATGGGACGGCCGGCAGCGATGAAACTGTGCGGCAATCCACAGTCGTTGAACGTGCCGCTGGTCTGCTTCAGCAGCTCGGAACGATGGCAATTGAAGAACGTTTGCTGCCCACGGCTGGCGAACGCCTGGGCGATGAACGCTGCAATGACGGTTTTGCCGCCACCAGGTGGCAGGACCACCAGAACGCGACGGACGCGGCGCAGTGCCTTGCCGGTGCGGGTCACAACGTCAGACTGATAGTCGCGAAGCTGAATAGGCATAATCAGAAATCATCTTAAGTATTCAGGGAGCACGCCGAGTATACATAGGTAACGGGAGCGAAGGCCATGCCTAAATCAGTCGCATTAGTAAACCAGCGCCTAGTAATCCTCAAGGCAATGCTTGACATTATGCGGGTCTACTGCAGCACGTACTTTCCAGAAAGGCATTTTGGGACGTGCGCAAATGACTTGCTTCTGTGCGCCGCGGTCCTGGTCGGCCAGGCTGAAGGTCGGCCGCTGAACGCCTCCAAGCTTGCCGACTTCGTGGGGATTCCCAGGCCATCAGTCATCAGGAAAATGGCTGCATTTGAAAGCATTGGCCTGGTGAAGCGCTGCGGCGGCACCTTCACGCTGGACGGCGAAGTGGTCAATGGCCGTGACGCAATGGAAGCCATAAGGTTTTCCACTCACACTATTGTGAGCGCCGCAGAGAAGCTGGCGAAGGTGTCCAAAATGGACACTAAAGCCATTGCGGCGCGCTCCATAGTACCCGTATTGATACTTGGCATGATCTTGAATGAAGGGGTTGCAATCGCCATGAATACTTAAGTACTATTAATCCGCTCTCACGGCCAATAACCAATATTCACGGAAACCAACCCATGAAACCAGGCGTATACGCAGGCATTCCCAATGCCGAATACCACGGTGGCCCCGGCATTTCGAAGTCTGGCCTTGACCAAATCGAACGAAGCCCGATGCACTACCGATCCGCTCGCGATGCTGCGAACGACAATCGCCCTGACAGCAAGGCGTTTTTCATCGGTGGCGAATTCCACGCGCTGGTGCTGGAACCCGACGTGTTCGTGAAGGAATACACGTTGGCGTTTCGTCGCCAGGATGCGCCCGAAGCAATCGAAGACCGCGGCCAGCTGGTGGCGATGGTTGCCCAGCTGAACGAAGGCCGGCTGCCGAAGCTGCCAACCACCGGCAGCAAAGCCGACCAAATCGACCGCATCATTATCAACTGTGACAACTGGGGCACTCGCGAGGAACTGGAAGCCAAGAAAGGCGCCGAGCTGAAGGCCATGCTTGACGCTGAAAACGAGAAGCGCCCCGGCCCGCTGTCCACCAGCGGCAGCCGCCACGAACTCGCCGAGCTGCTGCGCGCAAATGGCGTTGAAGTCACCCTTTGGTCTGACGTGGTTGCCCAGTGGGAAGCGAACAACGGCCACCGCAAAATCCTGAACCCTGACCAGTGGGCGCAGGTCCATGCAATGCGTGAATCCGTGATGGAGCACCCAGCCGCAAGTCGCCTGCTGACTTCGGTTCCTGGCAAGGCTGAAGTGTCATTCTATTGGACTGACGCGAAGACCGGCGAACTGTGCCGCATGCGCCCTGACTGGCTGCGCGAAGACGACCTGATTGTGGACCTGAAGACCACCGAAGACGCCAGCCCTGAAGGCTTCGCGCGGTCCATTGCCAAGTTCCGTTACGACGTGCAGGACGCCTTCTATAGCGATGGCTTCGAAGCTGTCACCGGCCGGCGACCGAAGGGGTTCGTATTCATCGCGGTGGAAAAAAAGCCACCATACGCGGTCGGCGTGTACGTGCTCGACGCGGAAAGCAAGGAACTGGGGCGCGCCCAGTACCGCAAGAACCTGGACAGCTTAGCCGAGTGCGTGAAGTCCAACAACTGGCCTGGGTACGGCGAGAAGATCGTTAAGGTTGCTCTCCCAGCCTGGCATGCCAACAAGAACGCGCATCTGCTCGAAGCGCAGTAATTCCCCATCACAAACGAGAATCTGAAGCATGGCAATTTTCAAGATTGAAGACGCCCAGCGCGAAGGCGCGCGCCTGGTCCTGGGTATCGGCGGCATCAGCGGCAGTGGCAAAACCTATTCGGCGCTCCAGGTCGCCTGGGGCCTGGCGAACTATGACAGCAGCAAGGTTGGCTTGCTCTGCACCGAAAACCGGCGCGGCCGGCTGTACGCTGACATTCTGGTGGACGCCCAGGGCAAGGTCCACAAGTTCAAGGTTGGAGACCTGACGCCGCCTTTCAGCCCCGCTCGCTATATCGAAGCCATCCAGCTGTTCGTCGCGGCCGGCGTGGAAGTCCTGGTGATCGACAGCGTGTCCCACGAATGGGAAGGCCAAGGCGGCTGCGAAGATATCGCGCACAGCGGCAGCAGCCGGAATCCTGAATGGAACAAGGCCAAGCGCGAACACAAGTCCTTCATGAACGCCATGCTGCAGTCGCCTGTCCACGTCATCCCTTGCATGCGTGCCCGCGAAAAGGTGACGCTGGAAAAGGACGCCCAGGGCAAAACCCAGTACGTCCCACAGGGCGTGCTGCCGATCCAGGAAAAGAACTTCACGTTTGAGCTGACCGCCAGCCTGATGATGTGGGGCGGCGGCAAGTCGCGCGAAATCCTGAAGTGCCCCGCAGAACTGGAAAGCATCTTCGGCACCACTGGCGAATGGGCTGAAGGCTACCTGACCCACGAACACGGCAAGATGCTGCGCGACTGGGTGGACGGCGGCCGGCAGCTGGACGACGGCGTGCAGCGCGCACGCGACAGCCTGCAGATGGCGTGCGAAGCCGGCATGGATGCACTGGTGGCAGCCTGGAAGGCACTGCCAGCGCAAATGCGCAAGGCAATCAGCAGCGATGGCAAATGCCCTGACGACCTGAAGCGGTCGGCCGAAGCCTTTGACGCACAACGCAAGTCCGGTGGCGACGCCGAACTGGACGACCTCAACGCAGCAGTTCTTGGCGAACACGGCCAAGCATAACCCCGTAGAAAGGAAATACCCATGGGACAACCTGCCGAATACCTCACGCCTGCCGAGCTGGCAGCGCGCTGGGGCGATGCAGTCACCACCGGCACACTGGCGAACTGGCGCAGTAAGGGCAAAGGGCCTGCCTTCGCCAAGTTCGGCAGCCGCGTCCGTTACCGCCTGGACCAGGTGGTTAGCTATGAAGCGAAGAACCTGCACCTGGTCGGTGCGAACGACAACGAAATGGAAACAGAGGCGATTGCTAAATGAGCATCGACAAGACCCTGGAAGAACGCGGCGCCCGTTATGGCGACTTCTCCGACCACGCAAAGATTGCCCAGGAAATTCAGGACGCAATGCGTGCGGCTCCAGGCTGGGCGCGGTTGAACCCAGCACAAAAGCAGGCCCTTTCCGTCATCGCTGACAAGCAGGCCCGAATCCTTTCCGGCGATCCAGACTATGCCGACAACTGGCACGATATCCAGGGTTATGCACGCCTGGTTGAAGAGCGACTGCCATCCGTTCCAGTAGCTGCGAACGACAACATTCCGTCAGGCTTCAAGCCATGGAACCCGCACGCAGGTGAAGTGCCCCCGCCAGCCGGTCTTGTCGTAGAAGCGGTAAGGCGTGACGGCACCATACTTTCTGGCCGATCCGCGAACCACTGGGGAGCGTTGCCGCACAACCCGAGCGGGGAAATCATCGGGTACAAACTCCATGGCTGACCTGTACGACCGCGCCAGCGAGCGCGAAGACCACGACCGCCAGCTGGCAATTGCCGCAGTTCAGATGCGCAAGCCGCGCGAGCTGCCGCGAACCGGCCACTGCCACAACTGCAACGAACCGCTGACCACTGGCGGCCTGTTCTGCGATGCTGACTGCAGCGCCGACCATGAATTGCGCAGCCGCGCAGCTCGCTACTGAAACCATTTGCGGCCGGCGCTGTGTCGGCCGCCACTCCATAAGGAACCACCAGCATGGCTGGACGTAACAAAGTAGACCTGATTGGCCGCCTGGGTAATGACCCGGAAGTGCGCTACCTGCAAAACGGCGATGCCGTCTGCAACATCAGCCTGGCCACGTCGGAAACCTGGAAGGACAAGCAGACCGGCGAGCGCAAGGAAAAGACCGAATGGCACCGCGTCGTGTTCTTCGGCAAGGTCGCCGAGATTGCCGGCGAGTATCTGCGCAAGGGAAGTGAATGCGCGATCATCGGCAAGCTGCAGACACGCAAGTGGGAAAAAGACGGCGCGACCAACTACACCACCGAAATTGTGGTGGACAGCTTCAGAGGCGAACTTCTGCTGCTTGGTGGTCGCCAGGCCGGTAACGACAACCAGCAGCAAGGCCAAGGCCAGCAGCGCACGCAGGCCAGCGGTGGTGGCCAGCGCCAGCAGGGTCAGCAGCAGCGACCGCAGCAGCATGCGCCGCAGCAGCAAGACTATTCGGACGATATTCCGTTCTGATATTCCCTTTATAGTTCGCTGATGAAGTACAATTGAGCCTCTACTAGTTTAGAGGCTCTTTCTTTATGGATGCCATGAAACACTGCGGAACATGCAAGACTGAAAAGCCTTGCTCTGAATTTGGCAAGCGCGCTGCCTCTACTGATGGTCTTGCTGCAAAATGCAGGGACTGCCAGAGGGAATACGACAAGGCCAGGGCAAACAGGCCGGACAGGGTGGCCGCTCGCGAAGCATACGCCCAGACCGATGAAGGCAAGGCCGCCAGGCGCAGAGCAAGGAACAGGTACGCCGAAGCCAACAAGGAAGGTTCAGCCCACAGGTGCAAAGCGTACAGGGCTGCAAACCCAAAGAAAGCGCGGGCGCATGACCTTGTGGCCTATGCGCTGCGCACTGGCGCACTGATTCGTCAGGGGTGCGAGGTGTGCGGTGAATCAAGCGACGTTGCACACCACGATGACTATGCAAAGCCTCTTGACGTTCGCTGGCTGTGCGCATCGCACCACAGGTACTGGCACGCCGAAAACGGACCTGGACTGAACGGGTAGCGCACAACAAGAACCCCGCCGATTGGCGGGGTTCTTGTTTCAGGCTGCCAGCGCTTCTGGCTGCGCCTCATCAGGCAGCAGCGCCTGTGCCAGCCAGGCTTCCCACTTGTCCATCGCCTCGCGCATCTGCGGCAGGTAGTCGTACCGGTCATAGTGCTTGCTGCCGGTGTCCGTCCTGGCGTGCTGCTGGATAAGGTCGCGGGTGAACCGGTCAATTCCGGCGTCACCGGCCCGAGACTTCCAGGTGCGGCGCAGGTCGCGCGGCTGGAACTTGGCGATGCCTTCCATGCGGCTTGCGCCACGGCTGACGCTGGGAGCGCCCACAATCTTGCCCTTGGCGCCGGCCCTGGCGGGGAACAGCCAGCCATCGCCATTCAGGGCAATCAGCTGGGTGAACAACTCGACCGCCTGCGACGACAGCGGCACCAGGTGCATGGTCTTGCGCCCCTTGGTCTTCGGCGCCGGAATGGTCCACAGCTTGGCCTTTATGTCCACGTCGCAGCCCTCGACGGTCAGGCACTCTTTCACACGCTGGCCGGTTGCGAGCACCAGGCGCAGCACGTCACCTGTCTGGTCTGGTGCGCTGTGCCAGACGTGGCGCACTTCGACTGCGTTCAGGTTGCGTTCGCGGGTCTTGTTGGCGCCCTGGTCGCGGGGAACGGCGGCCACAGGGTTGTACTTCAAGCCCCAGTCAATCCGGTGTTCAATGGTGTAGTCATTGGTGGACTTCATGCCCCAGGTGAACGCGGCAGCCATGGCCGTGCGCTGCTGGTCGGTGGTGCGCCTTGCGCCACGCTTCATGCCCTTGGCAAGGACTGCGGCAATGTCGGCCGGCTCGACGTTCGCGGCCACCTTGTCCTTGCCCAGTTCGTCGGCCGCGTTGTACTTGCCCGTCAGCAGCTGGCGTTCGTACTCAACGTAAGTGACCGCGCCCTTGTCGCGCAGCGCCTGAATGTAACCCTTGAACAGCTTTTCAACTGTCGGCAGCTCGGCCTGGATGACTACGGCGTTGGGGTCGCGACCAGCCAACAGCACGTCGCGCACTTCGGTTTCGTACTTGCGGCGAGCGTCGGCCAGGCCGGTGTCAGGGTATCGGCCAAGCGACTTGCTGGCTGGTTTCTTGTCGGCGTACCAGACCGCAATCCAGGTTGCGCTCGGTCCCTTTGCGCCCTTGCGGATGCGAAGGCGAAGGCTGCCGCCACCACGACCAGCCGCGCCGTCGTTCAAAATGGTTTCACCGGTAACGGCGCGAATGGCGGCCTGTATCTGGCGTTCGGTAAGCATGCGGAAGGCTCCAAATTAGGGTACGGTTCAGGGTACGGTTCGGCAAAAGTGAAATTGCTTATCGTTCGTAACCAGTTAACCGGAGCGCCGCAAGATAGCTCAATGATATCAGTGGCTTACAGTTATCTAGGGTGACGACAAACTATTGCCGATGAACCCTTTGTAACTGCCTTCTAAGCAGTTTGCAAGCGCTAAAATAACGTAGGAAAAACAGGCACTTAGACGAAACGCAGAAAAATTAGGGTATGGTTTAGGGTATGGTTGGCCAAAAGCTTCACCCTAAACCACGCCGCCTAATCGGCCCCGTAGCTCAGCTGGATAGAGCATTCGCCTTCTAAGCGAACGGTCACAGGTTCGAATCCTGTCGGGGTCGCCATCACTTCGATTCAATCTCGACCTGCGGCTGTTCATCCTGGTTCGGCTTCTCGCCTTCCAGGTCGCATACGTACCCGCCAGACGCATCCAGGCGGTGCGTCACTCGGTTGATAAGCCATTCACCATCCACACCAGGGCGGAACCCTGCCAGGGTCAGCGGGCATTCGGCCGCTATCATCGGCGAGCCGGTGACGGTCAGCGCCACGGTCTGTTCGCCGCGCTGGCGCTTCGATAGTTCGGCCCGAGCTGCAGCCAGGGCCATTTCCTCGTTCGGGTAATACTGCTTCAGGCGGCGCACAGGCTCGCCCTTGCCCACCTTCACTTCGTTGCGCTTGGCCTCTTTCACCGCGTGCCAGTACGACACGACCATGCCGGCCGTCTCGCGCTTGGCCATCACCATGCGGAACGCGGTGCAGTCGGTCGGCACCAGCACCACTGGCGCCAGCGCCTCTCCGCCTACCGACTTGGATTCGCCGCGCTTGGCCATCACCAGCTTGCCGCCTGACGGCTTCACCACGGCGTCGTATTTCTTCGCCAGGCGCACCAGCAGGTTAATGTCGGATTCGTCGGCCTGGTCGGTGTGCGGCAGTGGAATGGCTTTCAGCGATGCTGACACGGCCGGTTCCATGCCGTGTTCCTTGGCGATCTTCGCCACCATGTCGCCCAGCCTGGTTTCCTTCGGCCAGCTGCGGGTCTTCTGCGTCTGCAGGTCGGACTTGCCGCCCTTGCTCTTGTCGTAGGTCGCGGCCCTGGCCCTGATAACCATTTCACCGGGCCAGCCGGCCAGTTCCACTTCGTCGCACACGAACATGCCCATTGGAGCATTCGCGCCGTCATACCCAAGGGAAAGCAGCAGCTCGGCGCCTGTCGGCGGAATCGCGATAGGCGCTGACGGGTCGTTGTCCGACAGGGTGATTTCCAGCATGTCGGATTCAAAGCCCATGGCGTCGGTCAGCGTCAGGCTGATGAAGCGCGCGGCAATGGTCGCGGTAATGTCCACCTGGTCGGCGGCAATGCTCCAGGTTGGCTGGATGCCTGTTGTCAGTCCCACAGCCGCACCACCTTGTCGGATACGGCTTGCTTGATGACTGGAAGCGTCAGCAGAATGCCAGCCGGAAGCACTGGGCCAACATCAGCCAGGCCAGGGTTCGCGGCCACCAGCTGTTCGACCACGCGGCCGTCCTGGGTGCCGTAGTGCTTCCAGGCGATGTAATCGGCGGTGTCGCCATGGCTGGTAATGTACTGTGCCATTTCAGTTGCTCGCGCTTGTGATGGATTTCACCAGGCTGTCGGCGTCGTTGTAGATGCCTGCCGATGTTACGGCCGTTCTGCCGCATGCCAGGCCGCAGTCGTTGACAGCTTGAACCGCTGACGGGCTGGCGGCCGGTACGTTAATCTGAACGCCCAGTGCGCCCGCAGCGGCTGCAGCCACGGCGCCAGCGTTCGAAGCTGCAGACGCAGCCGACATGACGCCAATCACAGCCGACTGAATGTTGCCAAGGCTGTTCATATTCTGCAGGGACTCTTTCAGGTTCGCCACCTGGTTCTGGAGCGCGCGCGCCGAGCTGATGCCGCGCGACACGGTGGCCACGACTGGCCCCACGCCGTTGCCAATCTCGGTGGCCTTGTCCTTCATTGCGCCCAGCGTCGTATTCATGCTGGTGATTGCCGAACCAACCGCACTGCCTGCGTTCTCCACGAACTTGCCCACGGCCGACTTTGCCGAAGACAGGGTGCCAGTGGCGCCGGTAGCCTTGGAAACGCCCGCAGCCACTGTGCCGGCCACCTTCGCCAGGTTGCTGAAGCCAGGCGCATCGGCTGGGAATTTCTTCAGCTGCACGGTGAATTCCTGTTTGCGCGGCAGGCCGGCGTCGGCGAACACGGCCTGCTTTTCCTGCACGCGCTCGATGACCCAGCGCCCGAGCATGCGGCCCGAGCCCTCCACCAGGTTCAACGGCATGCCGCCGGCAGCCAAGTTGCGAAGCGCGTTCAGCTGGCCGGTGCCGCCCCGGTACTCGGTATAAATGACGCCTGACAGCGCCATGGTCTGCGATTCCGGCCCTGTGTACTGCAGACCAGGTTCGCGCCCGTACAGGTCCTGGGCAGCCCAGCGGTGGCCGCTTTCGCGGGTCAGTTCCTGGTATGCGGCCGTTCTGATGCTGAACTGGAAGCTTCCCAGCTGCAGCATCACACTGGCGCCGATGCGATGGCCAATCATTGTGCCGTTGCCCCGTCAGTCATGGCGCTGCGCTGCCTGATGGCGCGCTGGCGCTCTTGCTCTTCGATGACCCGGCGCGCCAGGTCCTTGTTGTTCTCGCCAGGCTGCTGCACGATTTTAATGCTGTTCTGGCTGTTGTCGGTGTAGCTGCCAGCCTGGCCCTTGCCGGTGGCCATGGCAGGCTGCGGCAGTGCTGGTGCCCCAGCTCCAGCAGCCGCAGCGGCCGGTTCGTCACCAGCGCCAAAGAATTCCTTGGTGGCCTGCCAGGCGCCGCCCACCTTGTCGCCAACGGCGTTCTTGAACGCCACGGCCTTGTCGGAAATGACGCCGATGTTGTTGGCTACCCAAGTCAGGCCGCTGATAAGCGTCTGTAGCGGCGTCAGCACGAAGTTGATACCGGCCGCCAAGGCTTCGCCGAACGACTTGCCGGCCGCGCCAGCCTTGCCCAGTTCGTCCTGGGTGTACTGTACCGGGCCAAGCAGGCTGGTGAACCACTGCCAGGCGGTCTGCACTGCGCTGCCGATCTTGCCGAACAGCGGGCTGATTGGCTGCAGCGCCTGCCAAAAGTCGCTGAACGTCTGAACGACAGGCTGAAGGCCAGCGCGCAGGCCGTCCAGAATCCCGGTCATGAACGCCTGCACGCCGTCCCAGTGCTTGTAAATCAGCGTTCCGGCCACGGCCAGGCCGACGACCAGGGCGCCAACTCCAGTGGAAATGAAGGCCATCCCGATGGCTCGAATGCCTGCGGCAACGCCAGGCATAGAAATGGACGCCATGACCATGCCGGCCCGCAGCTTGGCCATGGTTGCCGCCACCTGCAGGGCGCCGCCCTTCAGGAAGGTGAAGGCGTACTGCGCCGCCAGGGTGGACACGCGCAGGGTGGCGAGTGCCACGGCAGTGCCAACCACGGCCTTGGTGACTGCTGGGTGCTCGCGCGCGAAATCGGCCATGGTGCTGACGACTGGCGCAATGGCGCCGAACACGTCGTTGACGGCCGGCAGCAGAACGGAACCGAAGTTAACTGCCAGCTCTTCAACGCGGTTCTTCATGATCTGCCATTGCGCGTTGGTCGTCTGCAGTCGCGCCTGGAACTCGCGCGACATGCTGCCCTTCGCTGCGGCGCTGTTGGCCATTTCCAGCTGCTTGCGGAACTCTTCGGTGTTGTTGGCCAGCTTCGCCATGGTGTCGGCGTGCTCCAGGCCGACCAGCTCGACCATGACGCCCAGCTGGTCTTCCTTCGGCAGCTTGCCGATGGCATCCATAACTTTCAGGATGGTTTGGCCGGCGTCCACCTGCATGCCCTTCTGGACTTCGGCGGTGCTAAGTCCAATCTGTTTCATGGCCGCGTGGAATTTCTTGGTGCCCTTGTCGGCCGCAGCGAACTTGGCAAACATGGCGTTGGTCGCGGTGCTCGCGGTTTCTGCGCGCTCGCCCAGGGTCAACAGGGTGGAACCCAGCGCGGCCATGTCCTTGCCGCCGATCTTGACGGCCGACGCGGCACCACCAGTTCGGGTCAGGAAGTCGATAATATCGCTGCCCTTCGAAATGGCGTTATCGTCCAGGAAGTTCACGGCGTCGGCCAGCTCGCCAATGGCTGGAATCGGGATTTTGTACAGGCCGGCAATCTTGCCCATGTTGTCTGCCAGCTCGCCGGCTGGCAGTTCGAAGGCGTCGGCCATCATCGCGGCCGTGCGGGTGAACTCCAGAATGTCGTCCTTGGCTACGCCCATGCGCGAACCAGCGGTGACCATATCGGCCAGTTCGTTGGTCGCCAGCGGGACTTCACGCCCCAGCTGCTGGATGGCCTTGCCCATGTCGTAATAAACCTGGGTCAGCTGTCCGTTCGCATCGCGCGCGCCTTCCACCTGCTTGGCAACGCCCAGCATGGCGGTTTCGAACTGGGCGGCCTTGACGATTGGAGTTGCGGCAGTGGCGCCAAGGGCCACGGCGTCGAACATTTGCCCGCGCAGGTCAGCGCGGCGCTGGGCGTTGGCTTGCTGTGCGTCCTGGACAGAACGCAGGCGCTCATGGGCGGCGCGCAGCTTATCTACCTGGGCAGTAAGCGTGACGTACCTGGCGCGCAGGCCGTCCACGTTCTTGCCCATTTCGCCGAACGTCTTAATGGAAGTGGTCAGCAGGCGCTGTTCGGTTTCCAGGCGGCGCAGTGCAGCACCGACCTGGCCAACCTGCCCCTTGATATCGCCGAAGGCAGAACGCAGGCTGCTTGCGACTGCACCACCAATCTGGATTGTCGCATTCAGTCTCTTGTTAGCCATCTGCTTTCGGCAATCCTTCAAGGAACCATAAGAAACGGGAAGTTCGAATTCCCATAATTTCCGCGAGTGACCAGCCGGTGTGGCTGGCCAGTGCTAGGACGCCATCGCGGATGTATTTGCGCCCTAGTCGATGAAACCCAGGTAGGCAGTCTGCAGGCGCTTGAATTCGCGCATGGGCAGCTTGCGGATATCTTCGGGAGCCAGGTCGCACAGGTTGGCGAACACGGTGATTTCTCGGGCAGCATCGCTACCGGCCATTTCGGCGGCCGCCTCCTGGTCCTGCACCAGCGGTTCGCGCATGCGAACGGTGGAAGTCTTCACGCCCGAGACAATGGACGGCTTGGACAGGGTAATGTCCACGCTGCCGTCGTCGTTGTACTTCAGCCACTCAGGGGTTTTAGCCATGTTGGTTCACCTGCAAATGATTTTCTGTTTTGGGGAAAAGGCCGGTCTTTGCCGGCCTTGTGCCGATTACATGCCGAGCGCTCGGCGCATGTTCGCCAGCTGGTCGGTGCCATTGATGACGCGCACCATGTTTTCCACGTCGATTTCGTGGATCACCTGGCCGTCGTGGGTCAGCTTGTAATACGTCAGCGACATGGTGGCCTTCAGCGGTGGAAGCTCGCCAGGCTTGCTGGTGCCTGGGTCCAGCTCGGTGATTTTGCCGCGCATGGTGTGAACCACAGCCTTGGCGGTGCCGTCGAACGACTCCAGGCCCTCGCGCACAGTCAGCGGAACGGCATTGCCATTGACGACGCCGAACAGCGCCAGCACGTTGCGGTCATAGGCAAACAGGCTGAAGTCACACGTCAGCTTCTGCATGCCCATGGTCACGTCAATTGGCGCGTCCATGCCGCCAGCCCGGAATTCCTCTTCCACGGTTGCCAGCTTGGGCGCGTTGAATTCGTCGGCCTGGCCGGCATAGCCCCGGCCATCCACGAACAGGTTAAAGTTCTTCCGAACGTCGCGAGCGGCCATTATTCGAAAATCTCCACGATGTAATCGTTAACCAGTTGGCTGCGCATGATGATGTGCTCAGCCGGATAGACAGCGGTAAAATCGAAATCGAAGTATACCTTACCCTGCGCGATCTGGTCGGGCGTGTTCACGTCAGGGTCGGCCCAGCAGGTGCCGCCCAGGATGGCGCCGATGCTGACCAGGTGGCGCAGGTAGGCGTTCACGCCTTCCACCACGTCTTCGATGTACTGCTTGGTGATGCCGCGATCCACGGCCCACAGGTGGTTCACCAGGATGCTGTCGTTGATGATGTCGGCGGTGCGGCGCACGCACAGGAACGCCCACTTTTGATCGCTCGACAGGGTGCGGTTGCCCCACAGGCGGAAACCGTCCTCGCGAATGATGGTCGCCACCTTTGCTTCGTTCAGCAGGTTGGCGCGCGAGCTGGAATCGCCCAGCGTGAAGTCGATAGGCCGGCTGGTGCCAGTGATGCCGTTGATGTTCTGGTTGGACGGCGACCACCAGAAGCCGCGTTCGTTGTCCGACTTGGCCAGCAGGCCGGCAACGCATGGGCTGGACCACTCGGTGACGGTTTCGCCTTCGCTGTCGGTCTTCAGCACCTTGGGGTCAACCAGGTAGACGCGCGGGCTGCCGAAGTCGCCGGCGTAGGCGATGGCGTCAGCGTCAACAGTGTTCGGGCCATCGGCGATGATGACCGCGCGCAGGCGCTCGGCGATGCCGATCAGCTCGGAAACCACGGCGTTACCCACGATTCCGAACGAAGCGGTGGCAGCGGCGCCAGTGCCTTCACCACCCGAGAACGCCACGGTTGGCGCGCTGGTGTAGCCACTGCCAGGGTTGGTGATGGTCACCTTAGCGACCTTGCCAGCGTCAGCGCCAGTGCCGAGCACAGCAACAGCGGTTGCGCCAGTACCACCGCCACCGGTCAGGGCCACGGCAGGCGGGCTGGTATAGCCGCTACCCTGGGCGCTCATGGTAATGGCGGTGACGCCACCGGCAACGCGGGTATGCGTGAAGCCAGGCGCCAGCAGGATGCGCGGCTGGAATCCAACCACGGACTTGGCGCCGACCATGGCGTGAACGCCTTCATACTGGCCAGTGGTGGCGTTGACGCCGCCCAGGACGTTGGCCAGGGTTTCGGCTTCGGTTTCGCCTTCCTCGACGCGGACCACGATGATGACGGCGCCGGCCTGGTCAAAGATGCTGTCCATAGCGGCAGGCAGGGTGCCCTCGCCAGTGCCCAGCAGGTCCAGCTTCGCGGCTTCGCGACGGCTGCCGGCAACCAGCACAGGGGTGTTCAGTGGGAATGCGGCAGCATCAGCATTTGGCGCAGTTCCGACAATGCCGATGACGCTGGTTCGAACGGTGGTAATCGGGCGTGGGCCGGCGTCGATTTCGATAACCTCGACGCCATGCAGAAAAGTTTCACCAGCCATGTTGTTTGGGCCTCGATAGACGCATGGATTGACAGTGCGTGAATGTTGGCAGGCGCGGCGACCTGGTTCCTCTTGTGGGTTTGCCGCCCACAAAAAAGCCGCCCCGAAGGGCGGCAAGCAGGCGTACGGCTCAGATGCGGATGATGTGGTTCAGGGCCATGGTCGGCTGAACGACTGGGTGCGCCGCACCACCGCCTGCGCTGTCAGTCGTGAATGTGTGCGTGTGCGCGGCAGCGGTAGCCATGTACGTAAAAGTGCTTTCCGTCTTGGTCGTGCCGTACATAAGGGTGGTGGTGTCGTTGGTTCCGCTACCATCGGAGTTCTTCGCCGGAATGTTGTGCTTGTGGGCGCCGCCTGCGGCTGTCGTGCCGGCGTGGGTGTGGCCAGGCATCTGCGCAGCGGTCAGGGTGTGGGTGGATGCGCCACCAACCGCGCCCAGGACGGCTGCGTTGACTCCACCAGCAGCAGTGGTCAGGCGCCCAGCTGCGGTGCCGCCCATGTTGTCCACACCAGCCGGAACGCGGCCACGCAGGTCTGGAAGGTTGAAAGTGGTGCTGCCGTCGCCTGCGCCGTAGGTGATACCAATAACGGCAAAAAGGCCGGCATAGGTGGTTCGGCTGACGGCCTGGCCGTAGCACAGCAACCAGTCAGTAGGCGCTGCGCTCCCAGCGAATGGAAGAACAGCCCCGGTCAATCCTTTCCACAGGTCTAGAACTCTGCTCATACATTGGCGCCTCCATCTTCTGAAGCGATCACCTGCGGCTCTGTAATTGTCTCAAGATAGGCCAGATATCGCGGGTCATCTGCCGCGATTTCCTCGATTCCTGGCCAATGTGCCGGGTCTTGCGGCGACGGGAAAACGCTAATGATTTTGCCGTCCTTGAATTGTGCATAGATCATATTTCGTAGCTCGCCATATAGCCGGTGAATGTTGGTGTGCCAGCGTTTGAAGCGGTGATGATGTAGATGTTTTGCGGGGTCAGGAATTCGAAGTTGACGAAGTTGCTGCCAATCGGCTGGCTAGTTGCAACGCCGCCACTGACCAGGGTTCTGCCGCTCAGCAGCTGGTCGGAATCCATGGCCACAGAAAGCAGCGCCGATGCGGTGCTGGCAATGGTGATCTGGCCGGACATTCGCTTGGCGTTTCGCGGAACCAGGGTGGCAATGTTAATCAGCGTGCCAGGTGTCGCCTGAATGGATTGCGTCTGGAAAATCTGCACCTGCGGAACGATAGCGCGACGGTCTTTCAGGGTGGTGGTCTTGAACTGCCGGCTTGGGTTCGTGCCTACCACGCCAACAAGAGACGAAGCAGTGAATCCTGCCGGCATGTTGGCGCCGTCGTAGATTTCGCCAGCGAGCGCAGACGTAACGTCACGGCCCAGCAGGGCGAATTCACCAGTGACTGGGTTGTAAATCACATATACTGCCAGCCACCCGCTAATAGGCGCGGAACCAGTATCCATGCCGCCTGCGCCAGTGGTCGCCAGGTTGATTGCTTTGCTGACCGCAGAAAGCAGCCAGCAATCTCCACCAATGGCAGATTTTACAGCCAGTTCATCAGCCGTCAGCGTTGCTGTTGTAGCGCCAGCAGTGCACTGCATGCGGAGATTTCGCACAGTCCCGACGATGGCGCCAAGCGCTGCCAGTCGATGCGCCAGCTTCAGCGGGGTAACAATCTTGGTATCGTCGGCCCCGGCTTTCGTCTCGGCGTCCGTCGAAATCTCTGCGATGCCCTTCTGTTCCTCGTTAGACTGCGGGTAGTCGCCAACTTCCTCGTTCTGCACAACCGTCACCTTGGTGCCGGTCGGGTAGGTAGACGACAGCACTACCTTGGTTGGTGTGGTGACTTCGAACTGGGTTTTCATCAGGCGCACGCCTTCGATGTAAACCGCGCAGCCCATCGTGGTGATGTTCTCCAGGTCGATGACGGTCTGGCCAACGGTCAGCGTCTGCGTTTCCTCGCGGCTAATCACGATGACTTCAACGCCTTCGGCTGGGTCAACCCATTCCGTAACGCCATCGGCGTTGGATGCCTTAGCCAGAAACTGGCCAGTAAAGCCTCCAGGGAACAGCTTGGCGGCGCCGAAATTGTTGATGACCCATTGACGACTTGCCAGGACCACGGACGGGTCAATTTTAAGCTGAACGGTTGCAGCGTTGCTCACCTGCACGATGATGCGCAGCGCCAGGTCGCTGGTGCTGCCCTCGGCAAGTATTGGCTTGTAGGTCGCTGGGCAGTTGGCCACCGCCACCAGGTCGCCGTCAGCGTCGTAAATGCCGACTTCGTGGACTGTCCATCCGCCCTCAGTCGCTGGAATAATCAGTTCAGCAACCAGGTAGTTTGGGTTCAGCGGGTCAACGCTCAGTTCGTTCAGTGACGCACGGAAGCGCTCACGCACAAGCGCGGTCTGCGTTTCGGTTGGCGTGGTCGGGTTGCCCGCACCATCGCCCACAGCCATGGACGACCACTGCACAACAGCCCCCATCGCTTGGGCGTTGATAAGTTTGGCCAGGCCAACGTTGGTCAGTAGTGTTTTGTAGGTGCTCACGCTTGCGGCCTCACGCTAATAGTTCCAATGATTTGCATTCCTGCGCCGTAGTACAGCGGGCCTGCAATCTCCAGGTCTTCGCCCTGGTACGGGTAAACGGAAATGGTAGAGCCGAATTGCGCGGTACTGCCGCAGTAAACTTGGCCTGAAACGTCCGACTTGACGGTAATTCCAGTAAGCTGGCTGCGCAGGTTCTTGCTGGCCATAATCATGCGTTCAAGCTTTGGATACAGGCTTTCTTCGACAGGCTTTGTCGTCGTGCCAATCACCACCTTGAACGTGAATGGCGTGGTTGGCGTTTCTTCCTCCCACCATTCCTTCACGTCGATCAGGTATCCCAACGGCCGCAGGGCTCGTTCCATTGCGTCAATGGTGCCCTTGTGTCGGTGTACGTTGTAGCTCTGCGCCACCACGTCGCGCTTTTCGGCTTCTGACCAGGCGGCGTCCCATTCGTCCACGCTGAACGCCCAGGCCAGCCACGGCAGCAGCTCGACTGGGCAAGTCTCCGGGTTCCAGGACTCGCGCACCAGCACCGGCACGTCAGAAATGCGCGCGATGGTTTCCGACAGTGCGCGCTCTTGCGCTGTCGCGCTTGGAGGCAGTAGATGGTCACTCATCGGTGCCAGCCACGGTTATGGTGGTTCCGGTGCAGTAAGTGGCCTTGCTCCAGTCGGTCACGATGTTTGCATTTGGAGAAATCAGATTGACGCTCTGGACGCCTTCCTGGTGCAGTGCTGCATAGATGCCGGATAATGTAACGTCGCGGCCAAGCCGGTGGTTGGCTTCGGTGTAGGCGGCCAGGGCGCTCTGCGCAGCTGCCAGGACCACTTCGGCGTCCGGCCCTTCGTACAGGGTCAGCGCTGCCGTCACGCTGTAACTGATGATTGCGGCCGACTGCACCTGAACATTGTCGGTCAGCGGGCGAACGTCCTTCGCGCTCAGTGTGGCGTTGACAGCCGCGATAAGGTCAGGCGGCGCAGTGCCATCCCCCTCGCGCGACAGGACGGCCACCTTGACCACGCCAGGCGTTTCGGGCGGACCATATGCGCTGGCGTCCAGCACGCGAGCGTCAGCGCCCAGCGAATGGAATACATAGGCGCCTTCAGGGCCTGCGGTGCTGAAGCCTTCGAACGACAGCTGCACGCGACGGCGCAGGGATTCGTTCGATTCCATCACGGCTGGCGTCGGCGGAATGGTGTTTTGGTTCTCAGGCACAAGGGTCAGGCGCTGCACGTTGTAGCGTGCGGCGATCTGGTCCAGATCGGCGTCCATCGCATATGCCAGGGTCAGGGCCTTGATGGCTTCGTTAACGCGCTGACGCATCAGGAATTCGCGGAAGGCCGCAACTTCAAGAATCTTAAAAGCCGGGTCACTTTCCAGTAGGGCAGAGAATGCCGGGTCGCGCGCCTGAAGGTCGGCAACCATCGCCGCCAGGATCGTTTCGAAATCCAGCGGTTCGACTGCTGCGGGGAATGGCAGCTTTGAAAGGTCAACTGCGGTAAAGGCGCCTGCCACTTATTCCACCACTATGCCGTCAAGGGTGATTGTCTGGCCATCCGGCAGGTACTCGCCCGTCAGGTCCAATTCGATGCGGCCAGGTTCTGCTGCTACGGCCTGAACGCTGGTCAGCTTAAAACGCGGCTCCCACTGCTCCAGTGCGTCGGCGGTGGCCGCGTACAGGTTCAGCAGCGTGGTGCGGTTCATTGGGGCGTCAATCAGGCTGAACAGCCGGCTGCCGTACTCGCGGCGCATCACGCGGCTGCCAATTGGCGTCCGTAGAATGTCGCTGATGGATTGCCGCAGATGCTGCAGGCCACCCAGGCGCTTGCCGGTTGTTGCGTTGATTCCGTCCATGCGGGCCATTCTGCGTGGCCCGCATGGGCGGTTCCTCTTGTGGGTTTGCCGTCAGCTCGGCGCTCCGCTGGTGCCGCTGCCGGTGGTGACGCCAGTGTGGCGGTGCGTGCTGCCAACGTTCTTGCCGGCGTGGGTTAGGCTGGAACCGCTGATGGTCGCGTTGCCGGTCACGGTCAGCGCGCCGCCAACCGCCAGGTTGCCGGTCACGGTGGTGCTGGGCGCTTCCAGGCGCACGCTGGTGGCTGCCTTAATCGTCGCGTTCTTGCAGATGACGGTAACCTGTGCATTGCCCACCACGGTCATGGTGTAGGTGTTGGTGGCGCTGTTGTAGTCGATGCTGGTTCCATCAGGATAAACGATGGTTTCCTGGTCCTTGCTGCTCGCTGGCGCTGGGTGTGCGTCCTGGTACAGCGACGGCATGACCACGCCCTGGGCTGGGTCACCATGCGGTGACAGGACAACCACCTGTTCGCCGATGCGCGGCGCTGACCAGGTGCGGGTACTGCCGGCCCGAGCAACGGCCCAGGGCAGCCAGTCGGTGGTCAGGCCAGCAACGTCAACCTTGACCCTGGCGGTGGTTTCGTCCAGCGCCGAGATTTTGCCAATGCGTATCAGGTTGGACAGGATGCGCTGTGTTTCCGTTGCGTCGTATTCGTTCATTCAGGCACTACCTGTTCGTATCCGTCGCCAGGATTCCCACCAATGTGGCCCTGTACGTAAACTTCGGCTGGTGTGACGCCTTCGTCTGTCCAGACGGTCTTGCCCAGGTGAATGCGCTGCTGCCATTCCACCTTCCAGACTTCGTACTGGCTCAGCCCCTTGTCACTGTCGCGGCCGTAAATGTTGAAGTCGTCCTGGTAGATGCCAATTACCTGGGCTTCACCGGTCGGCAGCTTCGGCGTGGTGCCGCTGTAGTTGGTCCAGCGGCGCATGCGCAGCCAGGCGCCGAACGATGCCGCCAGCAGGCGAATGGAAAGCTTGGCCTCGGGCGTGCGAAAACCAATAACCAGTTCAGCTTCGAACTTAGCCATGACGGCCAGCTGCTCGGTGCCTGGGTCGTCGTCCGGTATCGGCTCCAGGTCCGACAGCTCCAGCAGGCAGGCTGGCTTCGGCAATGTCTTGCGGTCGTCTTCCCGGTAGAACTCGACAGTTTCCAGGCCAGGGAATGCGTCCTTGATATCGGCCACGATGGCTGCGTGCAGCACGCCCAGGTCAACTTCGGTGTTTGCGTTCGTCATGATTCACCCAGCTTGAATTTCACCCTGGCGCGCAGGTCGCGCTTGAAGTGCTCCCAAAAGATATCCAGCACCTGGTCAAACACTTCGTCTTCGATGAAGACGATGGCCTTATCCTCGACGCTGTGCAGCTGCTCGGCGACTGGCAGCCGATCTTCCTTCACTCGCTTGAAAATGGTTTGCTTGCCCTTGACCTTGCTGCGGCCGACAAACGCGCCGTCGTACTCGGTGCCACGGAAGCTGGCGCCGTCCTTGGTTGCGCTCGGGCGCCCCTTGAAGCTGGACACTGGCAGGTCGTTCAGGCCGTACCACAGGCCGGCGCCGTCCTTGTCCAGGCCACCTTTGCGCATCTTGATGGACTTCAGGCGCTTGCGCAGGATGGATGCCGTGCGCAGCTGCAGGATGCGAACCAGGCCCTTGGCCGATATGCGCCGCAGGGTGGCTTCGGTGCGGCGCATGGCTCGCGACAGCGCAAACATCACCTGCTTGTCGGTGGCCTGCAGTTCCTCGCCGACCTGGACAAGCTCGCGCCAGTCAAGGTCAAATTGCAGCATGCTGGTCGCCTTCGCGCGCCAGGCGCACAAGTGCCCAGCCGGTGCCGTCAGCTTCAGGGCTTGCCAGTACGTCGAACGTCTCGCCTGCAACGGTCACGAAGTCGCCACGGCGAATGCCCACCATGTCCACTTCCTTGCCAGAAATGCGCGGTTCGCTGGTGTCCGCTTCGTACTCGCCCAGCTGGGCATTCAGATACGGGTCATCATAAATCACGCTGATGGTTCTGGTTTCGCCATCCCGAAACTGAACGACGGCGGATTGTGCAAACCCGCCGTCGTCATCAGTCTGCAGAAAGTCGTCCAGGTTCTCCCAGGACGGCCCGCGCATTAGCTGTACTGCTTGTGGCCGACCAGCGTAACGCTGCGCGAAATCGCGTTGGCGCCACCGGCCAGGGTGTCAACCACCCGCACGAACTTGCGGAAGCGGTCAGCGTTCAGCATCAGGGTTTGCGCCGATGCGGTGGTGCCGACAGCGGCGAAGGCGCCACCTGGCACGTCTTCCCAGTTGGTCGAACCGTCGTCGCTGTGCTGCAGCTTCACGGTGGTGGTGCCAGCGTTGCCGGCGCCTGCGTTCAGGTGCAGCAGGGCAATGCCGTGGTAGTCGCCAACGTTGACGGCAGCGCCGTTACCGGTGTCAGCGACAGCCAGGACGGATGCCAGGGCGGTGATGGTCATTCCACGCATGGTTATTCAGCCTCGCTGTTAGCGGATTCGATGGCGGCGCGCAGGTCGTCAACCTTCATCTTGTCGGCGCCTTCAATGCCCAGTTCTTCGGCCAGCGGCAGCAGCTGGGCCTTGTTCAGCTTGGATACGTCCAGCTGGTCGTCGTCGCCTTCCGGCGCGCCGTCTTCAGCGGTGGCCAGCACAGCCTTGCCGCGATGAAGGAAGTTCTTGGCTTCAGCCTCGCTGACTTCAACAATGCTGCCCTTGCGGCAGATTGCGCCGTCGATGGCGACTGCACTGGTCAGCTTCAGGAAAATGGTTTTGCTCATTTCGTCAAATCCTCGGTGGTGGATAAGGGCCACCGTAGTGGCCCTGTAAGCGCCTTACGGGTTAACCGATTGGTTGCCCCAGCAGATGGATTCGACGCGGCGCAGAACAAAGTCCACGTCCTGGAAGACCACGACGCGCAGGCCGCCCGACTTGCTCAGGCTGTACGGGTCCACGGTCAGGTCCAGGCCGCCCCACAGACCGATAATCAGGTCACCGAAGTTGCCGAAGAACACGTCACCGTCAGAAATCTGGTTGGTGATTTCGGAGCGGTAGCCGTTCACGGTGCCGCCACCTTCCCAGATAACGCCCTGGTCGGTGCCGCCTGCGAACTTGGAAGTGGTCTTGGCGTGGCCACGGAACTTGGCGTTGGACACGTAGGCCATCTGGTTCACGTCGGCGTTGTCGGCCGCGATTTCGGTTTCCATCTGCACCAGCTCGGCATACGACGGCCACAGCGCAGCGAAGTCCACGGCGTTGATGCCGGTGTAATTCTTGATGCCGCGTGGCTGGTTGGCGGTGCCGGTGCCGTAGTAACCAGCCTTGTCGATTTGCTGGGCGATGGCGTTAGCCAGGTCGCGGCGCACGATGCCTTCGGCGTCAGGCGTGGACTGCATCAGCAGGCGTCGGGTGATATCGGTATACGCTGCAACGGTCTTCGGCGACAGTTCCAGGTTGCCGATGGTCGGGGTGCCTTCCTGCGCGTCGTCACCCTCGCCGAGCCAGTAGGCGGTCGCGCCACCGGTCTGCTTGGGAATGTCAACGTTGCCGACCAGGCCGCCCATGGTGGTGCCCAGGCGCATGATGGTGGTGCGGTTGCGCAGCATTTCGATGAACGAACCGGCCATGAAGTCGGTGGCAACCAGGTTGTTACCGGTCTGCGCGCCAGCAGGGGTGTTGGCAGCGCCACCAGCGTTGAACGCGCGGTGGTTCAGAACGTCTTGCGGCACCAGGATGCCTTGGGCGGTGCGGCCCAGTTGACGCTGTGCGGCTTCGCTGCATTCCAGCTCGAAGGCTGCGGCGTCCTTGTCGCGCTGGCTGGCGTTCGGCTGCAGGGCGCGAATGGCGCGGAAGAACGAATAGTTGCGCACTTCCTCGTCGGACATGCCGATTTCCGGCGATTCCATTTCAGAAATCGGGGTGCTGCCGCGCTGGGCGGTGCCATTGCGCGCGGCGTTCTCACCGGCACGGCTGCGCTGCTGCGGCTGGGCGCCACGGGTGTTGATGTGGTCCAGCAGCTGGCGCTGGAACGCTTCGGCGGTCACGGCGGTGTCGCCGATGGCAGCCAGGGCCAGGTCGCGAGCGTTGTATTGGGTGCCCAGTTCGGTGATGGCACGAACGCGGGCTTGTTCAGCCTGCAGGCCACGCTGCTGTGCGCTGCGCTCGCCTTCGCCTGCCTTCTCCAGGACTTCCAGCACCTTCACGATGTTGTCGTTTTCGTCCACTTCGGCGCGGACCAGGTTGCCAGAGGCATCCCGCAGAACCTTGATATTCATGTTTCTGATACCCTCAGGGTTAGTTTGTCCAGTGGCCGCGCCACTTTGGATGGTCGCAGTTTGGCCGGGTGCCGCTGCTGGTTCCTCTTGTGGGTTTGCCGCGCTGCGGCCGAACCCCACGGTGTGGTCGAACGGCACGCTGACAATGGAAATTTCCAGCGGCTCCCAGTCGGTGATTCGGTACACGTCCACGTCGTCGCGGGTTTCCACCAGCTTGGCGCCGTGAACGCGGTAGCCGACCGAAATGTGTTTGCGGATGCCGTCGATAATGTCCTGGAAGATTTCCTGGGCGCGCGCCGACTGGCTGAACTTCACCACCGCACGGCCGCGTCGGTCGGCGTCAATGCTCGCGCTCAGAACGACGCCTACCTGGTCGCTCCAATCGTGATCCATCAGCAGGGCGCCACTGTCCTGGATGCGCTCCATTCGAACCGATGCCGGCGAGTGGTCCAGGATTTCGATGCCGAACCAGCGCATGCCTTCGTATTCGGAACTGAAGGCCAGTTCCACGGTGCGGGCTTCCACGTCGTGCGAAACCACTTCCATGGTCCGCTGCAGGCCACTGCCCTTGTTGAAGTCCGGCAGTGGCTTGTCACCCTCGCGGGTCATGTAGGTGCCGGCCATGGCCGCAGCCAGCGCCAGCGCCAGGGCGCGTTTATGCGTTTTCATTTGCGGGTTTCTCACTCGGTGCGGGTGCTGGTTTCGGTGGCTGCCGGCCCATGCTCAGCATCACCAGTTCGGTGGCGGTGGCCTTGTCGATGCCTTCAGCCACATAGGCTTCAATCATCGCCGCAACGTCGCGCGCGCTTTCCGCCCACACTGCCTGCGGGTCCTTGCCCTGCTCGCGAATGATGGTGCTAGGGCTGGTCAGCATGTTGTTCTTGCTGTCAACCGCAGACTGAACGTCAGCGCGCGGGTCGATCCACTGCCAGCGGCGAGCCTGCCAGCTGACAGCGTTGCGGTAGCGGTCGATACGCTCGGCGCGCAGTGGCTTGCCGTTGCTGGTCAGCTGTCCAAGCAGCAGCGCACGCGGCAGCCAGGCGTTGAAGATCGGCTGCACCAAGCTTTCAATCAGCCACTCTTGCAGGTCCTTCCAGTGCTCGCGTTCGTCCAGGGTGCCTTGGCGAATGCTGCTGAAGTTGACGCCTTCCAGGTCGCTGGCCAGGTTGTTGTACAGAACGCCGAAGCCGGCAGCCATGCTGCGCAGGGCCTGCTTCACGAACGGCGCATATTCGTTGCTTGGGTACTGCGGGCTGGTTTCGTGAATCTCGGCGCCAGCCGGCAGCACGTTGAATTCGCCAGGCTCGCTGTCGATCACAATTTCTTCGTCTTCGTCGTACTCCGGCCCCATGCCATCTTTCCAGGTGATGAAACCCAGTTTGTTGGCACCAACGCGGGCGTTGACGATGGCGGCCTGTTCCATCGCGGCCATCTGGCGCATGCGGTACAGGGCGGTGGCCATCCACGGCAGGCCGCGCTTCTGGCCCACCATGTCTTCAAGGAAGCCGTGCACGATTTCTTCGGCCGGAATCTCGACGTACTTTTTGCCGCCAGTCCAGAAATTCGCCTCGCTTTCGTCCAGCGTGCGGAACAGGTAGCCAAGCGGCTTGCCGTAACGGTTGAACCGGATGCCCTGGCGGATGAACGTGCCAGAGCCGTCGCGATCCTGATTCAGGTCAACAGGGCAGCGCTGCGGGTCCAGGACCTGCAGGGCCAGGCCGTACTTGCCGCCATCGGCGCCGGTCACCAGGCGCACGATAAATTCGCCGTCCTTGCCAGCGCTGGTGATGACGCTTTTCTGGATTTCGCGCCAGGACCTCTTTCCGGTCACGTCGCAGTTTTCGCGCTGGCTCCAGTCCCACCAGCCGTTTTCCAGGGCTTCGTTGGCGGCCCTGTCCATCTTGCCGCCATTGGTCTTGGCCTGGGCTTGCATGGTGATGCCCTGCGGCCCGACGATGTTCTGGCGGCACTGGCGCAGGAACGAACGGCCATAGTCGTTGTTGGCGCACTGCTCGCGAGAACGCGCAACCAAGATAACCTGGTTGCGTGAAATGATTTCATCGGCCGACAGCGGCGAGCCGCCCCACTCAGCGGTGGTTCGGTCGGTCTTGGCAGCAGCGAACATGCGGGCTTGCGCGCGATTGCGCATGGACATGCGGACGCCGGCTGGCGCAGGCTTTTCAGTTGGTGAAATCAGCGGAACGCCAGACCGCGACTTGGTAGCCTTGGCTTCACGCGCTCTGGCTTCCTGGGCAAGTTTCCACGAATTCATTTATTTGAGTCTCACGCGGACGGTTTGACCCCACAGGCTCTTACCGCAGCGCGCCGCGTTCTCGCGGGCGACTTCCTGCGCGTAGCGGCTTCGAAGCATCAGCAGGTCGGCAATAGGGGTGCGGTACAGTTCCCGGTTGTTGATGCGGTAGCGCTCTTGGTCCATCGTGGCGCGCTTGGCCAGAACTGCGTTGATGGCTTCCAGGGCAATCTGTGCCTGGCTGCGGCCGTCGAAGCCATCGCCAGCGGCAGCCATGTCAGGCAGCACGCGCACCGGTCCTTGCTCGATTTCCACCACGTCGTCGCCATCGGTGGCGCGGATGGAATACCAGTAATCGCCAGCCTGCCAGGCCGCAGTCTCGGCAGCCTCGGCACGCAGGCGGTGCTGGTTGCCTTCGGCAGTGGTTTCCAGGTCATACGCCGACTTGCCGCGCAGCAGAACGGTCACCGTCCAGGTCTGCGCGGGGTAAGCGGTGAAGGTCAGCAGGCGGTCCAGAGTCAGGCCGGCGCTGATTTTGTCAGGGAATTTGCAGGCCATCAGAAATTGTTCACCCATCCTTTGCGCCGGCCGGCAGCTGCCTTGGAGCGCTTAATATTGGGCTTAGTCTGCTTGGCTGGTGGCGTTGTATCCTCTTGTGGGTTTGCCGTGGGTGCCTGGTTGTCGTTGTCGGCCTTGGCTGCCGCGCGAGCTGCCAGCAGTGCGTCGCGCAGGCGTTCGGCCGCCGTGCCGACTGGCGCCGGTTTCTTCCTGGATGCCGGAGCTGGCACGCCAAGCCGTTCGGCAAGTCGTTTAAACGATGGGTTCATGATCTTCAGCGCAGCGTATGCGTACACGCGGCAGTCCAGGCCTTCGTTTCGCGCACGGTCAGGCTTGTGCCACTCGCGCACAGGCTGGCCCTTCAGGTATCGGGTCACCAGCTTTTCAGCGGTCAGCTGCTTGTACCAGTCTTCATCGCGGTCAGCTGGGGTGTGGCAGTAGCCTGGGCCACCGGGTTCCTTGGCTGCCACGGTGGCAGCCAGGCGGCGCATGACTATCAGCTTGGCTTCGTCAACGCCGACCAGGAACAGGTCCACTTTCCGCGCGTTCTTGCCAGACTGCTTGCGCTGCGGCTTCTCAACGATCGGTCGGCCCCAGCCGCTGATACCCTTGCCGGCGAACAGCCGGCGACCAGTGCGGCCCTTGGCGTAGTCGTATGCCGCCTGGGTCATGCCGTTGCTGCCGCCAGTGTCCAGCACCGCTGCCATGATCGGCATAACGGCGCCGCTTTCGTGCTGGTAGGTGGACGCCAGCAGGTCGTCCAGGTCCTCCCACACGTCGCCTTGCTCGGGCGAACCCCACAGCACGTAATACGCAATCGACCAAGATTCCTCACCGATGCCCCAGGCCACCACTTCAACTTCCAGGCGGTCCATCTGCTGGTCGATGCCTGCGGTCAGGTACATGCCACCAGCCGGCACTTCTGCGCGGTACTCTTCAGCGCGAGCGCGCAGCCCCGTTGGGTCGGCCTTCTCGCCCTTCTCTTCGTAGGTTTCCGCCAGGCTGACGTTGACGAACGACTGCACGTCGTCCACCGCCAGCTTGTCCAGGTACGACTGCACAATGTCGCGCAGGCGCCGGAACGTTGAAAGCATTTCAGGTGCGTGGAAGCTGGCGTGACCCTTGAACGGTCTGGATGCTTTCCAGCCATGGCCAAGGCGCTCGGCGTTACGAATGGCCGCGATACGCTCGCCATCATCCCAGCCAGCGCCGCAGGCTTCGCAGTAGTACCGCACGCTGTCCGGGTCGTGCTCGCGCCCCTTGTCCTCTTCGGCGTCTTCGATACCAGTGGACTGTCGGCCATGCCAGCTAACGCTTGTCCACTTCAGGTACTGCGGGTGCTCGCAGTGCGGGCACGGCACGTAATACCGGCGCTGGTCGCCTTCCATGTATCCGGTTTCAATCCGGCTGGCGCCCTTCACGGTCGGGGTACTACTGCGGGTTACCAGGCGCTGGTCGCCGAACGTCGCGGCACGCTGCGACAGCAGTTCAACGAAATCGCCTTCTGCGGTCGGCGGCATGCCGTCCACTTCGTCAGCCTGGACGACTGGCGCCGAGCGTCCGCGCGCGGTCTTGGTGGAACCCGCCCAGGCCATCATCAGCCAGCCGCCAATATAGGACTTGATGCGGCTGTTGTTCACGCCTTCGCGGCCGCGCTGCTTGGCCATCTTGCTGGCAATGGCTGGGTTTGCCTCCAGCATGGGCGTCAACTTGGTTTCCAGGAAGGTCTGCATGTCGCCCTGCGATGGCTGGGCGAATATCTGGCTGCGTGGTTCGTGATGGATGAAATAGCCGGTGATGATCTGCTGAACCGTCGTCTTGCCCAGCTGGGCGCCGGTCATGTAGTCCACCAGGCGAATGCCGGGTTCCTTTACAACGTCCACCATGCCGCGCTGGTACGGGGCATTGTCGAACCGGATAGGACCAGGCTTGGCGTTGCCCACCGGAATGCGCACGTTCTTTTCGCCCCAGGTGCTCAGCAGCATGTCAGGCGGTGGCACCAGGTTGCGGGCAGCTCGGGCAGCGGCGCTGGCGACGGCTTCCCAGTTGGTGAACTGGGCGCTACTCATCTTCCAGGCCTTCGTCGTCATCTTCAGGCGGCGTCAGGTCGGCGTCGGCTGCAGTCTCCAGGGCAAGCACCAGCTCTTCGCGCAGCTTGGCTTTGAAAATGGTTTCATCGGTTTCGCCAAGCAGCTGCAGCACAGCACGGCTCGGCACGTTCATGATGTTGGTGCGGATTTCCGCCATCAGCATTGCGGTGGCGCGTTCGAACTCGCGGACTGGGGCAACCTCTTCCTTGGCCTTGGCCAGGGCAAGTTCGGCGCTCTCAGCTTCGGCTGCCAGCTTGCGGCGCTTCAGCTCGGTTTCGTCGGCCACGGATTTGCCGCCGCCTTCCTCGCGCGCCTTCTGTCGCAGGAAGTTGGCGACCTCGGCAGAGTTGAATTCGCTGGCGATACCCTTCTGACCTTTTTTTACAGGGCAGCCCGCCCTGACCCATGCGTCAACAGTGGGCGGCGTCACTCCGAAAAACTCGGCGCACTCCCCACGGTTAAGGGTTTGGCCCTTGCCCTTGCTCGCCATAAATTTCCTTGATGGATTGGTGGTGTCTAATCAAAAAACTGAATTCGTGATAGCACGCAGATATCAAGTTTCGCGGAGTCTATGCCCC